CTTTGATATTGATCCTGACCATAATAATGAAAACGACGGTAGGATGGTGGCTCTAAAGATTCTTACTGGGAAATACAAGGGTGTGTCATTTAGATTTGGAAAAGTTAGCGTGGCTGACAAGGAAAATGCAGATGGCACATATACAATTGACTTCGACTATGATATAATAACTCCAGGTAAACATGATCCGAATAAACTTCGGGACAATCAAAAATTCACGGATACACTTGGTGCAATCCTGAATGCGATCATAATCGCTGGTATAGAAAGAGAGGCGAAGGAACATGAAGAGACTGGAGACAACCATATTGAAGAACCTGACACAAAACGAAGAGTACGCAAGAAAGGTTCTACCGTTTCTAAGTGATTCATACTTCACCGATAGATCGGAGAAGCTTGTATTCCAGCATGTAAAAGAATTCATTCTGCAATACAATGCTCTTCCGACTCTAGAGGCTCTTCATATCAACATCAATAATCTTCCTAATCTCAAGGAAGAAGAGATCAAGTCTGCAATCAATGTAATTGGTACCATTGAAGATATCAAGGAAGAGAAGAGTGAACAGCAGTGGTTGGTTGACAAGACCGAGAAGTTTTGTCAAGAAAAAGCCATCTATAATGCTGTTCTTGAATCGATTGGTATTCTTGATCAAAACTCCAAGTCTACAAAAGACAAAGGTGCCATTCCTCAAATTCTTTCCGATGCACTCGCAGTCAGCTTTGATAGTCATGTCGGCCATGATTATTTGAATGACTCAGATGCACGATATGACTTCTATCACAAGACGGAAAAGAAGATTCCTTTTGATCTTGATTTCATGAACAAGATCACGAAGGGCGGTCTACCAGCAAAGACTCTAAACATCTTTCTTGCTGGTACTGGTGTCGGTAAATCATTGTTCATGTGCCATGTCGCATCAGCGTGTCTGGTTCAGGGATACAACGTTCTATATGTCACCATGGAAATGGCTGAAGAGAAGATTGCAGAACGTATTGATGCAAATCTACTTAACGTAACTCTTGATGACCTATCCTCTCTACCAAAAGATGTCTATGACAAGAAGGTCGAGAAGGTTCGTCGCAGTACAGTTGGCAAGTTGATCATCAAGGAATATCCAACTGCTCTTGCTTCCACCACTCATTTCAGAACATTGTTGAATGAGTTGATGCTAAAGAAGAGTTTTCGTCCAGATATAATATTCATCGACTACTTGAATATTTGCTGTTCAGCCAGAGTGAAACCCGGATCAAATATCAATTCGTATACCTATATCAAGGCGATTGCCGAAGAACTTCGTGGTCTGGCAGTCGAGTTCAAGGTTCCTATTGTATCGGCTACGCAGACAACCAGATCTGGCTTTGCTAGCACGGATGTCGAGTTGACTGATACTTCAGAATCGTTTGGTCTTCCTGCGACAGCAGACTTCATGGCAGCTTTGATTTCTACTGAAGAGTTGGAGGCATTGAACCAGATCATGGTCAAGCAATTGAAGAATCGATATAATGATCCGACAGCAAACAAGAGATTTGTCTTGGGGATTGATCGTGCAAAGATGCGTTTGTATGATGTTGAACAATCCGCACAAGATGATATTCAAGATTCGGGACAACGGAAAGGAATCGATGATGCTACTGCAAGCAAGCTAATGAATTCTTCATTTGATAAAAACAAATTCAAAAACTCAGGATTGAAGGTGTAATATGGCAATTGAAAATTACTATTATGAACTTGTTCAGCAGAATGATGATACGTTTACATGGAATGTAATTGAGACGCAAACCCAACAGACAATCGCAGCATTCATATTTGAAGACGATGCAATTTCAATGCTCATGCATCTCATGTCTGGTGGAGGCTTTGACGGATTCACGCCTCGCTTTTTTGTAACATAACATGTTCATCTTCAATACTCTCATTCTTCTTCTCAATGGCATAGACATACCAAAGGGTACGACAAAAGCCATTGAGTTGAAGAAGAGAGTATCAAAGTTGTTCGATAACGTAAAATTCAATATTGAAAGAGCTAGTAATCTAGATAATGAAGATTACACTATTGCAGGATTCTATATTGAGGAGCTGCAAAAGATAGAAATACTATTGATCATACCAAAGAAAAGCAAGGGAATGATCAACATAGAAGATCCAGATCAGTTTAGGTTTTATCTTGCACAAACGATACAGCATGAGTACATACATCATCAGCAATACTTGAAGAGAGACGAACTGCCCACGGATTCATTTTCAATGTGTCGAACGGGTAGCAAGGAGAAGCAATATTTGGCCGAAAGAGATGAAATCGATGCATACTCTTATGATATCGCTATTGAGGTGCATAGATATGGATGGGACAATTCTCAAACATTGAAAATATACAAGAGACAATTTGAGAGTGATCATCCTGTGATGAAAAGATTGCTAAAGAAGACATATAAGAATCTGGGAGTATTGAATGGAAAACTTAGAAGAGTTGATGCGTAGCACGATGGATGAAGCGCATGTTATGTTGAATCGTGCTAAAACTCGCGAAGAGTTCATGGCTATAAATGGTTCACTTTTAGCTGTGGTTCAAGGCATGTATGTCAAATTCATGGGAAATCAATCTACGGCTCAGTTGTTTTATTCTATAGCAGATAAGTTGGCTACTACGAAAGACTAAATATTGAGTAATCTTGGAGATATGGATGACTCAATATAGAATAGATAGTAATATATTTTGGGGTGCCAACAAGACCATCTACGAAGTAATTTTTCTTGCAAATGGACCTAGCGGAAATCTTGTATCCACGGGAAATCCATTGCCCGTTACAGTAACGCAACCATCAAATTCATCTATTGCAGCAAATCCATCAGGAATGGCTGTAGATGCATTTGGTCGTTCAAGAGTTTCAACTCCACTAACACTATTTGATTCATCTCATAGATATAACGATAATGGATTGTGGGTCACATCAAACTCCAGCGGAACTACAATTACATTTGATGGAAATGCTGGTCTAATCAATTTGGCTTTGCCTACGACTGCGAATGCCGAAATTATTCGTGAAACGACAAAAGCATTTTCATATCAGCCAGGCAAGTCTCTTCAAATTCTAAACACGTTTGTCTTTAATCCGGAACAAACAAATTTGCGCCAGAGAGCTGGTTATTTCGGAGCTAATAACGGAATATATCTAGAACTTGATGGATCTAATCTATATTTTGTAGAAAGAAATTATGTTAGCGGAACACTGGGCGAGACGCGAGTTGCACAAGCTGATTGGAATATTGATACACTTCTTGGTAATGTAGCATCAAGTCCATCTAAAATTACTCTAGACATTACCAAAGCGCAAATCATGTTCATTGACGTTGAATGGCTTGGTCTTGGAACTATAAGATGCGGATTTGTCATTGATGGTAGATTTATTCATTGTCATTCGTTTCATCATGCAAATCGCATATCATCCACGTACATGACAACGGCATCTCTTCCATTGAGATTGGAAGTAAAGAACAACAATGGTGCTACTGGAAATGCAAGTGTGATGAAACAGGTCTGCTCTTCTGTAATATCTGAGGGTGGATATGAACTTCGTGGAGCACAGCAAGCAGTTTCCATTCCGATTACCGCACCTATAGATCTTACTACAGCAGGAACTTATTATCCTATCGTTTCGATACGATTAAAGTCATCGCCAAATAGATTGGATGCGATTGTCATTCTGACAGCACTTTCTATTTTAGGTCTTACAAATAACTGTAATTATAATTGGCAAGTTGTTTCAAATGGAACTACTACCGGCGGAACTTGGGTAAGTGCTGGAGCTAGTAGTGCCGTCGAATATAATATAACAGGAACAAGTTTTAGTGGCGGTAGAATTTTAGCCTCAGGATATACTGCGGCTTCTGCACAAGCTACTATTGCAACAGACATTTTGAAAGAAGCATTGTTCAAGTTCCAGTTGGAGCGTAATGCTCTTACTAGTACACCATATGAATTGACGCTTATTGCTGCTGCAAGTACGAACGGTGGAGATATCCTTGCATCAATGGACTGGGAAGAAATTTCAAGATAAGAAGAGAGAAAGAAATGTTAACTTTTAAACAATATTTGATGGAATTTTTTCTAAATGAAGCTGTACTCAATGCGAAGTATTCTTCTAAAGACGGACAAAGACATATAGAAAAATACATAAAGCCATATCTTCCAAAAGGCGATCTTCACGCTCCTGATACACACACTTTGGAAAAAGCACACGGTGATCTTCCAAAAGGAACTAAGTTAACACTAACCGGATTTCATGTGGATGAAAAAACCGGTAAGACGCATGTAACTGCAAGACAT